TCAGTAAGTTTTGTGCTTGCTTTAGCTCCTGTATCCTTAAAGTCCAGTTTACCTGGCGTTATTCCTAATCTTTCCTGTTCTTTATTAACCATATTTAACATCTCAGACATTCTTTCAGGACTTAACCCTCCTAAATTTGGACCAAACATACCTAATCTGCTTGAAGGAATATTTTGTCCTCCTGTTAATGACCCTCCCGCTATATTCTCACCTAATGTTCTAGTCTTTTCCATTCTTCTAACCAAATCCATTGCTTTCTTTGGATCTTTTGCTGCAATAGCATCTATACCTGAACCTATCTGACTAGATACAGTAAATTTACTAACTACATTATTCAGTATTTCTATTATTCCTTTTAACGGTCCAGCAAGTAATAGCTGTAGTTGTGTTGTAAGTATTCCCCATTCTTTAGCAGCTTCTTTGGATGTTTGACCTAACTCCTGTAAACCTCTTACACCTTGTATTCCTAAACTAGCTGCTAATTCTTTAGTCAATAATGTGTTTAACTCTGTCTCCATGCCAGCTTTTTGTAGTGCTTCAGCTTGTCTTTGTACTGCATCAGAACTAAATAAAGATCTTTCCTTCATTAGATCTATCGTTCCAGCAGTTGTTGTTAACGCTTCTCCTAAATTTCTGAGACTAGAAACAGCAGTAGATATTGCAGTTACAGCAGCAGTAGCGGCTAGACCTCCTGCAAATCCAGCTTGCCCACCTAAGAAACCTTGACCTAAACCTCCACCAAGAGCACCAGCAGCAGCCGTTACTGGACCTTGACCAAATAACAGAGGGAAAGCTCCACTAATTAGAGCACTAGATAATGCACCACCTCTATCAAAACCAATTTTTCCTCCAAATGCCCTTGGTCCAGGCATTAATTGTCCTCCTACATAATTCAACATAGAAGAATTACCCTTCATTGCTCCTATCTTTTTACCATAGGCAGGAGAGCCAACAATATCTGGACGACCAAATACAGGAAAACGATCCGCACCATATAAATCTCTTGCTTGCTGTTTAAATGCTTGCCTTTCTTTATATCCTGTGCTTGTGCTATAACCAGGAGATCCTGGAACGTAGCCACCTGTAGAAAGTCTTCCTGTAACAGACATCTTAGGGGCATTTCTTATTACTTCTTTCCTTTCTCTTTCATTATCTCTGTATCTTCTATTTGCTTCTTTTGATATTCCTTTTTCTGTTACTAAGCGAGCACTTAATTCGTTTCCATAAGTCTTAGCTACCGTTAATTGTTTAGCCGCTAAATCATAATTTCCTTTCTGGACACTCTTGGCTGCTTTTACTGTGTTTATTCGTACTTGGTCTAGTTGAGAAGTTAATTCTGCATTACCTAAAGTATCTAATTCAAACTTATTAATCTTGGATCTAAATCCACTTATCTGTTTAAGTAAGCCTAATCTAGTACCTAACTTTCTATTGGACTTAGCTTGTGTTGCCTCTAATTGTTTAGGCGATCCAACTATGTCAGCACCTCCTCTGACAGGCATCCTATCTGTTCCGTATTGAAGTCTTGCTTGTCGTTTGAAGTCATTAAATTCTTGTACTTTTACTCTGTTTGCTTCTTTTTCTAATCTGATTCTTTCTCTTGTTACTTTTAAACGTCCCTCTTCTACACGTAATACTCTTCGTACAATAGATAACTGCCTATTAGCAGCACCCATTTGCCCTGTTCTACCCTGTAAAGTAGATAATTTTCCTATTTCTCTTCTTAATTTTCTGGTTCCTGAAGTAGGACCACCAAAAGCAGTTTCTAAATAATCGGCACGTTGTCTTATATCTGTTTGCTGATTTCTTAAACGTTCTTTTGCTTCTATGGAAGTTCTTGGACCTCCCATTCTTGCTCCTCTTGTAGCAAACGCAGGAGAACCTATTTGTCTAATAGAACCACCAATTTTAGAGCGTTTAGCCTGTGCTTGAGCCAAAGTAGATTGTTTTCTTAGCTCTTCTGTATTCTGTTTCTCTACGGCTAGTCCTACTTTTTTAGTAGCTACAATTAAATTAAATTCCCCTCTAAGCTGTCTCGCATACTTAACTTTTCCTCTTTGTAATCCGTCTGAAGCTTTTTCAAATTTATAAGAAGCTTCTTCTACATTTGATGTTTTTAATTTTGCATTTAATACCTTCCTATACGAATTTAATAAAGCAGTGGCTTCTCTGTTTACAGCGTTATAACTAGCTTTATCTCCTCCACCAAGTAAGCCTCCTAATAAACCTCCTTTCTTATTACCTCCTTTTGCTCCGCCTCTTCCTCCTCTGACTGCAACTTTACCTATATTGTTTACTTTTGTCTGAAGAGTTTTTAATTGGGCATCAAATTCTTTTGTGTCTAATTTTATATTTACTTTGTACTCGGCTCCTAATGCCACTGTCAGTTCCTATTTAATATAAAAATTCTACCTCATGTTCCTGTATTGAGCTTGTCTACGAGACTCTTCATACGCTTTTTTCTCTGCATCTGCTTTTAATGTGTAGTACGCACTCCAAGCATATAGCTCTTCCGCAGTCATCCCATTTCGCAACTCAGTTATCGTTTTACCTAGCTTTTCGGCTACAAAAAACTGTAAAAACAAATAATTATCATTCTCCAGCCGAGCTTTTTACGGCATCGGGAGTTGCCTCCTCCTCCATGCTTTGCATCTTGCCCATTATATCCAGAAGCAAGGAGAGAGGTAATTCTCTTCTTAATGCTGGCCTATCTGCTTCAGAAAATAATCTTTTACCTATTTTATCTTCTGCTTTATTGATGATGACTTGTAAAGCAAAATCAAGACTTGTTTCATCGTCAGCCTTGTTCATGGCTTTTAGTGTGTTATTTATGGCATCCCTATCCGCTATTGTTATAGGAGTCCAATAGATCTTTAATACAAGATCATCCCCGTTATAAATAGCGTAACTACTACGTTTTTCGACACTAAAAGCTTTCTTTAGTGCTTCAATAGCCCTTTGTGTAGCCATAAGATATTCAGATTATTTCTGTAGTATAACTCGATTAGTATAAAGTTTTAACCCCTTCTTTGTTTTGGCTAACAGTTATGCCAAAACCTGCCTTTCTAAAACCTTTAGTAACGTCCTTCATAAGAAACTTACCCTTACCCGTCTTTGTATAAATATTGAACCAACTAAATACAGCAGGTCTAGGAGTAATAGAAAAACTTTCAGAATGTTTTCTATAAGTAACAGGCTTGCCCATCAAATTTGGCATCCTTGCCTTCGGATTATTAATTACAAATCCTGCATATTCTGTCTGGTTTCCTATGTATAGAGGTTTACCTATAGGTGCTGGAATATAAGGATACTTTTTAGGAGCACCTCTTTCTGTAGGATCTGGAATATCAAAGGAACCAGAAGGAGGATCTCTAGGAACTGTAGGCTCTACAGCATTAGAACTTACGATCCAGTTTTTATTGAAAGTACCTGTCCACCAAGGACTTGTGTACTGGAGCGAATAATGTATTTCTGTTGCAGCTATAGAAACAGCCTCTTCTACCCTCAATTTAATATCGTTGGGTAACTGAGATATGTCTTTAATGCTAGGCATTGGCAGTGAAATCGCAGCTTACAACACTTAAATAATGGCTGTCTCCTTCTCTGTTTACAGAGGTTGGACCACTTATTTCTGATACACGGGGAGAAACAGAATAAGTATCGGAATAGTTTGCTGCATTTATAGATGTAAGTCCATCTATTACAGATTCAGATACAGCAGCAGCTACAGCACTTCCTTTGTTCTTAGGTGTCATAATTCCACACCTTATAGAACCACTGTAGTAATCAGATGATGCTCCCTGTGCTTGGTACGTTGCTTGCTCGAAATCCAAGCTGACCATCACATATTTCTTGGTTTTACCTGGAGTGGTAAAAGGCATGTTGTCAAAAACAACTGTTACTGTGTTATCCGCAGTATTTACAGCGTTTTTGATTGCAGTCTCGAAGGCTGCCCTGGCTTTAACTAAAGTCATTAGAAAACAACATCCACACGAAAAAGATACTCCTGACCACCTTTTAAAGTTCTAATATCTACTATTTTCGCTATTCTTGTTGATCCAGAAAAAGTAAGCGTTATTTCATCTTGCAATAAAGGTTGGCTATCTCCAATTAAATCTGGAGTAATGTATAACCTTGCTTTATTTTCTTGAAAACCCGCTTGCTCACTTGAATCTACAAATTCAACAGGTACTTTTATTGAGTAATTTGTGTCTGTTGTTGTGACCGATCCAGTGGCAGTGTTGTATGTGGGGGATGTTTTTCGTGTGTAAGTTATGGACGCATCCATAGCAGATCCCAAGTCTGCAACAACCTGTTTTGCTACTTGTTTGAAGAGGGTGTCTAGTGTACCTGCCATTTATCCTCTCACCACCCGTACTTGATAGCTGCCACTTCCACCAAGACAATAAGGACCAAGATAGGACTGCAACCAAGGATAAACGTCAAAAACATTGTTAATCGTGCCAACACCTTGGCTATCGGTGTTGTATTTAACTTCTATTTCACCTAGTTTGACCTCTTCGTAGGTTCCGTCAGTGCCTTTGTTGCCAGTTATTGCATCTGTATCATTTGCTAAAGCTTTTGCTAGTTCATATTGTGCGTACTTTATGTTGTTGGGTATCGAACTACAAGTTAGCTCTACATCATCAACTTGATAGTTATTTCGAGGCCATTTTAGTGCTTGCGATTCATCGCAACGATCACCGTAGTAATTAAGACTATCTATCCACCGACATGCAGAAATTAATGCCCGATTTTTTTGATCGTCTGTTTTATTTGTCCACGTTGAATCGTCAGGAGAAGTTTCAAAGTAACTATTGGCATCTGCCAATGTCACATAGCTATTGGAGCTTTCTCCTTTCAAAGTGGCGTGAATAGTAGCTGCCACGCTTATCTCTCAAACATTGTTTTTATTGTAGCGTCATAAAAAACCCCCACCAAATAAATGGTGAGGGTCTTCCATCCGATCTAAGTATAGATCAAAGAGTTGAAGTGTCTAATGGTGTGTTAACTGTTAACTGAACCATAGGAATTAGGTCTGCATCATAAGTTGCAGTCCAGTTGTCCTTGTTACCAAGAACACTATTGGTTGGGTTATC